GAAGTTTGCAGCAATTACTAACATGGATACCGGCAATGACATGCAAAATAGAGCTGTTGGTACTACTGTATCATTGTTGGAACGAGGTTCGAGGGTCATGAGTGCAATACACAAGAGATGTTACTACTCAATGAGAAGAGAATTTAGACTTTTAGCCAAAGTTTTTGGCACATATCTACCACCAATCTACCCATATTCAGTATATGGTGCCGATCAAGCAGTAAAACAGACTGATTTCGATGATAGAGTAGATGTTATTCCAGTTGCCGACCCAAATATCATGAGTATGGCCCAAAGAGTGATGCTTGCACAAACACAATTACAAGTTGCTAGTTCAAATCCTGCCATTCACAATATTCACGAAGCTTACAGACGTGTTTATGAAGCGTTAGGCACTAAACAAATAGAAGCATTATTGAAACCACCGCCACCGGCTCCCGAACCAATGGATCCAGCGAAGGAAAATGCACGTGCTTTACAGATGCAACTACTAACTGCGTTTGAATTTCAAGATCATGAAGCGCATATAGCGGCTCACATGGCGTTTATGCAATCTAGAATGGTTCAAATTAATCCACAAGTCTATGCATTACTACAATCTCACATTTCTGATCACGTTTCTTTCATAGCAACGCAAGAAGTTAGGGAACAATTAATGAATGACCCTAATATGGTGATGCTTCAACAGGCAAATCCACAAGAATTCCAAATACGTTTTGATAAAGCGGTTGCAACAGCTGTTGCAGAGATTACAGAACAGTTAATTCAAGGGGAAATGCAACAAGCAGCAGGAAAACAAGACCCACTTGTTAAATTAAAGCAACAAGAGATAGATTTAAAAGCTATGGATCTTCAAAGAAAAGCTGAAGAGACAAGAATGAGAGCACAAATGGATATGCAGCAAGAATCAGCGAGATTAGATTTCCAATATGATAAATTAAGTGAACAAGCACAACAGTCAGACGAACGTTTAGAAGTAGCGAGAGAAAAAATTGCGAAGAAATAACGAAAAAGGTTTAAGCGGAGGTGTTCGTTCAGGGCCACCACCTAAAAGAGGGCCAAACCCACAAGGACTAACGCGAAAGAAGTTTAAAAGTGTCGAACAGTACACCAAAAAACTCATACGAAAGTCTTCCAGTAACATCTAAATTAATTTTTCTTGCTGGGATATTTGATGGAGAAGGTAGCTTTGGCATTTGGTCAAAGGGTATAGGAAGAAAAAAAGAATTCGCTTGCACAATAGAGATGACAGACCAAGATACTCTGCAAAAATTTGCAGATATGTTTGGTGGACAGATATTTCCTTGTAAAATAAGAAAACCACATCATATTCCAACCTGGAGATGGAGACAGAACGGCTACAGGGCTTTCCTTATAATGGATAAAATGATAGACTTCATGAGTAAAAGGAGACAGGAGAAATACAATGTGGTTAAGCGCGATAAAATTGGCGGCACAAGCAGGTACCCACATCTTCAAGAAGCGTCAAGAGACGAAGATGTTAATGGCAGATGCTCAAATGATGCACGCAAGAAAGATGGCCCAGGGTGAGGAAGCTTACCAGGGAAAACTTCTAGAAGCCCGACAATCGGACTGGAAGGACGAGGCCGTTTTGATAATTTTAAGTTTGCCCGTGTTGGTGCTTGCTTGGGCAGTCGTATCGGATGACCCATCTGCAATGGACAAGGTAAAATTGTTCTTTGACATGTTCTCTCAGCTCCCGTCATGGTTCACAAATTTGTGGATCCTTGTCGTGGCTTCGATATATGGTATAAAAGGAACTCAAATTTTTAGAAACGGAGGAAAAAAATGAGACAAAACGGAATAAGATCAAACGTCAGATTTCCAACTGGAGCATCTGGTATGAAAAAAGGTGGATCTGCTAAAAAGAAAAAGCAGGGCTACAAAGATAGAAAAGACGAATCTATTGCTATGAGAATTAAAAAGAAAAGAACTAAGAAACAACTTAGAGCTTCTGCTGATGATTCATATGGTAAGTTTGGTTCTAAGGCTAAGAAGTCGGGTAAAATAAACAAGTAATGTTTAAAAAGTTAAAACATTTTATTTGCAAACTATTTAACATCAAAGCATGTATGTGTGATGAAGTTGATGAGCATGTAGAATATTTTACAACAACACCTGAACCGGATGTACCGGTTCATGTAGAACCTTGCAATATACATAGATACTTTAAAGCAAGATGTGGTTATTGTCAGGCATTTGCAAAAGCAAAACAAGGAGAAGCATGAAAAAAAAGATGAAGAAAAAAAGTAAATTTCCAGATCACTCAGGTGATGGTAAAATTACTAAAAAAGATATATTAATGGCAAAAGGAATAATTCCTAAAAAGAAAAAGAAGGGAAAAAAATAATGGCTAAACGTGGTTTGTACGCGAATATTCACGCGAAAAAAAAGAGAATCGCTGCTGGCTCAGGTGAGAAGATGAGAAAACCTGGAGCTAAAGGAGCACCAACTGCTGCTAATTTTAAAAGAGCAGCTAAGACAGCTAAGAAAAAACCTAAAAAGAAAAAGTAATGGCTGAAAAACCTATAAGAAAAACTACCGGTAAAGGTGGTAATTATAGAAAGACCAAAGCTGGAGCAGGTATGACTAAGAAGGGTGTCGCTGCTTACAGAAGAGCAAACCCTGGAAGTAAATTAAAAACAGCCGTGACTGGTAAAGTGAAACCGGGATCAAAAGCTGCAAATCGACGTAAGTCGTACTGTGCAAGAAGCGCAGGCCAACTCAAACGATCATCTGCAAAAACACGTAACGATCCTAACTCACGAATCCGTCAAGCTAGAAGAAGATGGAAGTGTTAATATGAAAAAACTGAACAAAGTAGCTAAGGCTTTAAATAAAGCTTCTAAGTTACATAAAAAACAGTCAAAGATTATTAAAAAACATATAAAGGAAATGAAACGTGGAACCAGAACAACTACTAGAAAATCTTAAAAAAGCATTAGCTCGAAGAGTTAATCAGTTAGCCTTATCGGTCACATCGGGTGGTGTTGACAATATGGAAACTTACAAGTATATAATAGGACAGATAAACGCATTGGAATCAGTGCGTCAGGAAATCTCTAACCTGCAACAAGATGAAGGAGCAAAAAATGAAAACACAGGAACAGTCGTCGACCTTAAAGGAAGAAGTCCCAAAAATTAAAGAAGGTCTGTTAGACAAATACGAGAAAGAACCAGAAAAAGAAGTTACTAAAGAAGCAACTAAATTACCAAAACCAACAGGTTGGCGTATGTTAGTTTTGCCTTTTAGAATGAAAGAAAAAACTAAAGGCGGAGTTTTATTAGGAACTGAAACAATAGACAGACAACAAGTTGCATCGCAGTGTGGAAACGTACTTGCTATGGGACCTGATTGTTACAATGACCCTAAAAGATTTAGCGATGGTCCATGGTGCAAGGTCGGAGACTGGGTAGTCTTCGCACGTTATGCCGGATCACGTATAGAGATTGAAGGTGGAGAAGTTCGTCTTCTTAACGATGACGAAGTATTAGCAACCGTACAGGATCCAACAGATATCCTGCACAAATTTTAACATAGGAAGGACACTATGCCAGAAGAAGAAAAAAGAAAAGGACCAGGTGATGTGCCTGTAGATCTAGATACATCAGGACCAGAAGTTGATGTAACTTTAGACGAAGCAAAAGAGGAGACGGTTGATACGGCTCCGGAAACAACGGAACAAGAAACAGTAGTAGAAGAAAAAATAGAAACAGAAAAAAAGAGTGATGAAGAATTAGAAGATTACAGCAAAGGTGTGCAGTCTAGAATTGCAAAACTTACACGTAAGATGAGAGAAGCAGAAAGAAGAGAAGCTGCTGCAATCGAATACGCTGCTGCAGTCGAGAGAAAAAGAAAACTAGATCAGGAAAAATTTAATAAAGTTGATTCTGATTACACTGCTAAATTTGAAGAGAGTGTAAAATCTGGTATGGACATGGCGCAACAAAAATTAGCGTCTGCCATTGAAGCAGGTGATGCAACAGCTCAAGTTGAAGCAAATAAAAAAATTGCTGAGTTAGCTTTCGAGAACGCTAAACTTCAGCAAAGAAAACAAGAAACAGTAGTTGAACAGGAAGAGCCTGTTAAACTATCGGACGGTGGTAGATTACCAAATGAAACCCCACAACAAATGCCTCAAGCTGATCCTATGGCTGAAGATTGGGCTGCAAAAAATAGATGGTTCGGAACAGATAGAGCTATGACATTTACTGCATTCGAAATTCACAAGGATTTAGTAGAAAAAGAGGGCTACGATCCTAAATCTCAAGAGTATTACACTGAGATTGATAAACGGATTAGAGTTGACTTCGGGCATAAATTTGATACTAATGAAACTAAGCAAACGAACAGGGCCGTTCAGTCGGTAGCTTCGGCTAACAGAAGCTCAAAACCTGGTCGCAAACAAGTGAGACTCACATCGTCTCAAGTAGCAATAGCTAAAAAATTAGGTGTGCCACTCGAAGAATATGCAAAACAACTAAAACTCACGGAAGGAGCATAAGCATATGAACAAAGAAAACGAAAAAAACCTTTCTCGTGCGGCTGGAACTCGGTCAAAAACTGAAAGACCAAAAGAGTACAAGCCACCATCCTCTCTGGATGCACCCACAGCGCCCGATGGATTCAGGCACAGATGGATAAGAGCAGAGTCAATGGGTTTCAATGATACCAAAAATATTCATGGTAGATTGAGATCTGGTTATGAGTTAGTGAGAGCTGACGAATACGATGATGAGCAATATCCTGTTGTCATGGACGGAAAATACGCTGGAGTGATCGGAGTAGGAGGCCTTCTCCTGGCAAGGATACCGGACGAACTCGCGCAAAGTCGTGTTGATTATCAGAGAAGACAAACTGAGGGTCAAGACGAAGCTGTAGAAAACGACTTACTGAAGGATCAGGACAAACGAATGCCGATGAAATTCGAGCGTTCAAGCAAAAACTTCGGTGGTACTAAGAAATAAATTTTCCAACACCAACGAAAAATATAAACCGAACTGGAGGCCGTTTAACGACGGCAGGTTCATAAGGAGAAACAATAATGGCAAATAGAAACACACAAGGTTTTGGTTTGATCCCTGCTGGTACATTAGGTGCAACACCTTCTACTGGTGGTCAGAACAAATACAAAATCGACAGTGGCTATGCGACTAGCTTATACATGGGTATGCCTGTGCAGTACGATTCTGCTTCAGGTGCCAATGTTGCGCCAGGTTACATAGTTACAGCTCAAGATGCTATTACAGTACCGACGATTGGTGTATTTAATGGTTGCTTCTACACAGATGCAAATACATTAAAACCAACTTTCTCAGCGTTCTATCCGGGTGGCACAGTGCCAGACGCGAATACAAACGCAGGGGACATCGACGCTTTCGTAATAGATAATCCATGGCAACAATACAACGTGCAACTAGATACTAGACTTGCGGCAACTGCTGCATTAGCACAAGTTGAAATGGGACAAACATTTGGTTTAACAGTTAGAGCAGAAGGAACTACAACAGCTTCTGGTTCTACTATATCTGGACAATCAAATGGTCAATTAACAGTTGGAACTGGTGCGGACATCGCCAACCAATGGAGACTATTGAGAGTAGCAGAAGATCCTGAAAATGAAGATCTTACAACTGCACCTCAAACTGATCCAGCATTAGCAAACTTTTCAGGTTTCGCTACTGTGGTTGTGGTTGTTAACAAATCGCAATGGTTCGGAACAGGAACGGTAGGAGCATAATATGGCAATATCACGAGCACAACTAGTTAAAGAACTAGAGCCAGGTTTGAATGCACTATTCGGTCTGGAATACAAAAGGTATGAAAATCAGCATGCTGAGATTTATACTGTGGAATCATCAGACAGAGCTTTCGAAGAGGAAGTAATGTTATCTGGTTTCGCTAACGCAGATGTAAAAGCAGAAGGTGCTGGAGTATCATACGATGACGCTCAAGAAACTTATACTGCTAGATACACAATGGAAACGATCGCGCTAGCTTTCGCTATCACAGAAGAAGCAATAGAGGACAACCTTTATGACAGACTTTCTTCTAGATACACAAAAGCCCTAGCAAGATCTATGTCTAATGCAAAAGAAGTTAAAGGCGCAGCACCATTGAACAACGGTTTACCAGCAATCGCAGCTGGAACTGCTTTTCAAACAGGTGATGGCGTTAACTTGTTTAGTACTGCTCACCCAACTATCGCGGGTACAGTATCAAACACTTTAACTACGCAAGCAGACTTAAACGAAACTTCATTAGAACAAGCTTTGATTGATATCGCAGCTATGACTGATGAAAGAGGTTTAAGAATCGCAGCTAAAGGAGTTAAAATGATAATTCCTTCTGCGAATCAGTTCAATGCTGAAAGACTTATGAAGTCTCAAGGTAGAACTCAAACTGCTGATAATGACATCAATGCAATCAACAGCATGGGAATGATTCCTCAAGGTTACAGAGTGAACAATTTCTTAACTGACCCTGATTCATTCTACATTATCACGGACGTTCCAAATGGTATGAAAATGTTCTCAAGAACTCCATTGACAACTTCAATGGAAGGAGACTTTGATACTGGTAACGTTAGATACAAAGCTAGAGAAAGATACGCTTTTGGCGCTTCTGACTTTAGAGGTATCTATGGCGTTGAAGGTGCGTAAGCAATAATCATTTTTGTGGCGGGACATAGTTCCGCCACATTTACAAAATAGAAAGATAAAACCATGAAACAATTTACCATTACAATCTGGGCATACGATCACTACGCAAAATTTAATGTTTCTGCGGAAGATAATGCTATTTCTCTTGAACAATCAATCCTTGACAAGTTGGGAGAAAAGAGTATAAAATGGGAATATCTCGGAAATTCTTATGATAACCGAGTAAACAGAATAACCTATGAGGAGGTTGTTGATGATACAAGACCTATACAAACAAAAAAGGTCCTTGGAGTTGAAGTGGGAACAGGAGCATCTGTCTAATGGTAGATACACTCTTGAAATGGTCAGAATCGATGACAAAGTTAAACAAGTCATTACTGACATTAAGCTTGAAGAAGCTAAAATTGCTCACAGACAAAATAGCGTTGAAGGCGCTGCTCCACAAGTTTCTGTAGCTACTTAATCAAAAGCTACATCGTTGGAAAAATCCAATCCACATTACAGGCTCTCTTGCACTCTACTAAAAACTGTTGTATAAAAATCACACTATACAAATTATAATAAGTTAAATGTAGACGCGTATAGTCGACATCCCTAGGGACTACATTTAAAATATCTAGGAGGATATTAAAATGGCAAACACAACTTTTACAGGTCCGGTAAGATCTGAAAGCACACTTAAAACAATTAGTAAAAACTCTAGCACTGGAGCAATTACTGAAGTCATCACTATGGGTGATGGACCTGTTGCATTAGCAGATGAGAATAAAACTCTTGATAACGCAACACATAGTGGAAGAACTCTTGTAGTTCCTGCACTTGCAGCAAATAGAACAATTACATTACCGGCACCAGTTGCTGGTGCGCACTTTAAATTTATTTATGGTGGCGCTGCGGAAGAAGCAGAAAATTTAATTATAATAACACCAGGAAATGCTAATTTCTTTATTGGTGGAATTATTCATTTAGATTCTAATGCTGATAACGTATCTGTTTATTCTAATGGAAGCTCTAACTCAAGTTTAACTCTTACAGACTTTGGTTTATTTGAAATAAATATTTTGGCTAAAGATAGCACAAACTATTACATTTGGGGTCAAGCAGAAGGTGCAGACGTACCTGCATTTGCAGATCAGTAATACATAATTATGTGGGGCTTCGGCCCCACAGTTTCTTAATTAAGGAGGGAAACAATGGCAGACACAGTAACAGGACCAACTATCTTACAACAAAATGATAAGAGAGTTGTTATTAAAATAGTAAACCAATCAGACGGATCAGGTGGAACTACAGTTTTTGGAGATGTATCAGCACTAGATGCTAGAGAAGACGGAACTGCAGTAGCTCATCTAGGACTACTTAGAGTTTGGTATTCATGTCAAGGTGGTGATGGAGGAGACTCTTACGCTAGATTAGATGAAGAAGACTCTGATGGAGATATTCCTATTATCGGATTAACTGGTGCAGGATATTGGGACTTTAGAGAATTTGGTGGAATACCAGCAGATAAATCTAGTAACAGTAATCAAAGCGATGTTAATCTTGTTGTACCAGGCGCAGCTGATTCTGGTAACATGTATACGATTATAGCAGAGTTTCAGAAAATTTATTAAGGAGGGTAACTAATGGCCAATACAACTTCCGGCACAGTTACTTTCGACAAAACTTTTGCTGTAGATGATCTAATAGCAGAAGCATATGAACGTATAGGTTCACAAGTAACTTCTGGATATCAATTAAAATCTGCAAGAAGATCTTTAAACATTCTTTTTCAAGAATGGGGTAATAGAGGTTTGCACTACTGGGAAGTAGGTGAAACTAATATTGATTTAATTGAAGGCCAAGCTGAGTATACTTTTTATAGAGCAAGTGGAGATGGAACAAGTTCTAGTACAAATGCAACATCTAATGTTTATGGAGTTGCAGATGTTTTAGAAGCAACGTTTAGACAAAACAGAACACAGGCTACTCAATCAGATGCAGCAATGACAAAAATTGATAGATCAACTTATTCTAGTTTGTCTGCAAAATTATCTAAAGGAACACCATCACAATATTTTGTTCAAAGATTAATTGATAAAACTACAGTTACAGTTTACCCGACACCAGACTCAACAGCTGCATCTAAAGATATGCATATTTATTATGTAAAAAGAATACAAGATGCAGATTCTACTTATACAGATGCAACAGATGTACCATATAGATTTGTACCTTGTATGGTTTCAGGATTAGCTTTTTACTTATCACAAAAGTTTAATCCACAAGCATCACAACAATTAAAACTATATTATGAAGATGAATTAGCAAGAGCGTTAGCTGAAGATGGTTCTTCTTCTAGTACATACATAACCCCTAAAACTTATTACCCAGGAACTTAATGGCACAAGCAAGAGGAAAATACGCAAAAGCAATATCAGACAGATCAGGAATGGAGTTTCCATACAGAGAAATGGTCAAAGAATGGAATGGTCATTTAGTGCATCAATCTGAATTTGAAGCTAAACACCCTCAATTAGAATTAAGATCAAGATCAGGAGATGCACAAAGTTTATATGATGCAAGACCTGCTAGAACTGAAAATGAAGTTGCAAGACCTTTAGGACCAAATCCTTTTCAAACGATTGCAGCATCATCAGGTATTATAAATGTGTTTGAAAAATCTCATGGTAGATCAACAGGTGATACTGTAAGATTTAGAGGACCTATCTATACAACATCAGATCCAGATGCTTTTCAAAACCCAGTTGGTTTTGATGGTGTTACAGGAGCTAATTTAGCAAAAGCTGCAGGATATTCTATTACAGTTGGTAAAAGAGATTCAAGTGGTAATATTGCAAACACAACAGATTTCTATCACTTTACTGTAGACACAAACACTGCTACAACAGGTGGTATATCAGGAGGAGGCAATAGTTGTTCGGCTGGTCCAGCAACATTGACAGCATAATGGCAGGAATAAGTTTTTCAGATTTAAGAACAAATATTAGAAATTACACAGAAGTAACTAGCACTGTTTTAACTGATGCTGTAATTGAAAATATAGTTTTAAATGCAGAGTATAGAATTTTTAGAGATGTACCTATTGATGCATACAGAACATCAACAACTGGTAATTTAGTTGCTGATCAAGATTTTGTAAATGTCCCAGCAGGAGCATTAGTTATCAGAGGTGTACAAGTTTATGATTCAACATCAGTCACAACTGGCTCTAACATTTGGTTAGAGAAAAAAGATTTAACATTTTTAGAAGAGTACAGTTCAGCAAATACAAGTACAGCAAAACCAAAATATTACGCAATGAAGGGTGGTGGTACAGGTAATACTAGCTCTACATCAGGTGCTATTTTGTTATCACCAGTGCCTGACACAACTTACGAATATCAAATTCATTACAATCGTATACCAGATAAATTAGAAGCAACAGACAATGAAACTAGTTACATTAGTTTGAATTTTCCAAATGGTCTGCTATACTGTTGTCTCGCAGAAGCGTATGCGTATTTAAAAGGCCCAGCGGACATGCTGCAATTGTATGAACAAAAATACAAAATAGAAGTAGAAAAATTTGGAGGAGAACAAATAGGTAGAAGACGAAGAGATGATTATTCTGATGGTACAATTAGAATACCAGTCAATTCGCCAGCACCGTAAAGGAATTAAATTATGGCATCAAGTTATTCAGATCTAGGTATTGAACTAATGGCAACCGGCGAAAATGCCGGTACATGGGGAACAAAAACTAATACTAATTTACAAATTGTAGAAAAAGCAATTGCTGGTTACGTAGAACAAGCAGTAACTAGTGGTGGCACAACAGCATTAAGTATTACAGATGGTGACACAACAGAATCAACATCCGTTGCAAGACATGCTGTTATAAAATTAACAGGTACAATATCAGGTAACTCTATTGTAACTGTTCCAGACTCAATTGAAAAAGTTTACATTGTGGTAAATGGCACAAGCGGTGCTTACACTGTACAATTTAAAACTGCATCAGGATCCGGTATAACTTTTGGTACTTCCGATAAAGGAACACGATTAGTTTTTTCTGATGGAACAAATATAGTAGATACTGCAACGGGTGGTGTTGGAAGTTATGATCTTAATGGTGATTCATTAATATTAGATGAAGATCAAGATACTACAATTACAGCAGATACAGATGATCAAATAGATATTGCAATTGCTGGAGCAGATGATTTTAGATTTACAGCAAACACATTCACAGCTTTGTCTGGAAGTAGTGTTGTTATACCGGATGGTGGTTTAACTTTAGGAAGCACAGCAATAACTTCAACTGCAGCAGAACTTAATTTATTAGACGGAGTATCAGGATTAGTACAAGCAGACTTTACAAAACTAGCAGCAGTTGACTCAACTGCAGCAGAATTAAATATAGTTGACGGTGGAACCTCAGCCACATCTACTACAGTTGCAGATGCAGATAGAGTTGTATTAAATGACAATGGCACAATGGTCCAAGTTGCAGTTACAGATTTAGCTGCGTACTTTGATGATGAAATTACAGCAATGCCTAATCTTACATCAGTTGGTACACTTACAACTTTAACAGTTGATAATGTAATTATCAATGGCACAACAATTGGACACACTAGTGATACAGATTTAATAACAGTTGCTAGTGGGGTATTAACTGTTGCAGGAGAAGTAGATGCTACTTCATTAGATATTTCAGGTGATGCTGATATTGATGGTACTCTTGAAGCAGATGCTATTACAGTTAATGGAACAGCTTTAGCTAGTTCTGCTACAACAGATACTACAAATGCCTCTAATATTGCATCTGGAACTTTAGCGGCTGCTCGTATGGCAGCGGCACAAACAGCTATTACATCAATCTTAGCAACAGATATTAAAATTGGTGAAGATAATGAAACTAAAATAGATTTTGAAACAGCTGATGAAATACATTTTTATGCAGCAAATGCAGAACAAGTTTATGTAGCAGATGGAATATTTGGACCACAAACAGACAGTGATGTAGATTTAGGTTCTACTAGTGTTAGATGGAAAGATGCTTTTGTAGACTCACTTACAACTACAGGTGCAATAACTGTTGGTGGAGATTTAACAGTTAATGGTACAACAACAACTGTTGCTACAACTAACATGGTAGTAGCAGATAATTTAATAGAATTAAATAATGGTGCAAGTTCTAATAGCAATGACTCAGGTATTGTAATTGAACGTGGATCAACAGGTGACAATGCAATTTTTGCATGGGATGAAAGTGCTGACACTTTTGTATTAGGTACAACTACAGCTACAGGATCAAGCACAGGTAATTTAACTATAACTGATGGTGCATTACAAGCAGGATCATTAGATATATCAGGAGACATTGATGTTGATGGTACAACTAATTTAGATGTAGTAGATATTGATGGTGCTGTTGATATGGCTTCTACATTACAAGTGGATGGTGCAATTACATCTTCAGCGGGTGCAACAATTACGACAGATGATAACACAGCTACACTTACATTAAAATCAACAGATGCAGACGCAAATACAGGGCCTACATTACAACTCGTTAGAGACTCTGGTTCACCTGCAGATAATGACCTACTAGGTAGTATAGGTTTTATAGCTGATGATGATGGTGGAAATACTTTTACTGCCTTTGATATGTTTGCAAAAGCGACAGATGTGTCTAATGGAAGTGAAGATGGAGAAATGCAACTTAGAGTAATGGTTGCTGGTACACTAACTGATAGATTAAAATTTAATGCTGACGGAACAACATTTACTGGAGGTATTAATGTAGGTAATACAATAACAGCTCCTTCTACTAATTTAACATTCGATGTATCTGGAGACATTAATTTAGATGCAGATGGTGGTGATGTATTTTTTAAAGATGGTGGTACTACATTTGGTAGTGCTACAAATACAAGTGGAAATTTAATAATTAAATCAGGAACAACTACAGCTTTAACTTTTTCTGGTGCAAATGCTACATTTGCAGGAACTCTTGCATCAGCAGCAGGTGGTTTTGATATAGCTAGTTTAGATATTGATGGTGCTACAGATATAGGAGAAGCTATTGTGGATGCTGACTTATTTATAGTAGATAATGGAGCAGGTGGCACTAATAGAAAAGTTGCTGCTTCAAGATTAGTAACGTATATTGATGCAAACTCTAGTGCTGCATCAGTAGGAAAAGCTATTGCAATGGCGATCGTATTCGGATAAAAGGAGAATAATATGGCAACACCAAATATAGTAAACGTAGCAACAATTAATGCTAAAAATGCAACAGGAGCAGTGACTACTTCAAGAGCGTCCGCTGTTGATGTAGCTGCAGATAAAGTAGCAAAAATAAACACAATACTTATTGCAAACATTGACGGAACAAATGCAGCAGACATAACAATAGAAGTTAGTGTGGATAACGGCAGTAACTATGTTGCTATTGCAAGCACAATTTCTGTTCCAGCAGATGCAACATTAAGTTTTTTAGAAAACCCAATCTATTTAGATGAAACAGATATATTAGCAGTTACAGCAAGTGCTAACGGTGATTTAACTTATTTTGTTTCGTATGAAGAATTAGACGACGCGTAGGAGATTTAATTTATGGCTGGTCAAAGCGGTGGATTAATAGGAACTCAAGTTACTCTTGTAAAATCATCTGGGGGCAATAACGAATCTAAATTTACATCTCCTGGAACATGGTCACCATGTGCTTCAGGAACTAAATTATTAGATGTTGTTATTGTAGCTGGTGGTGCTGGAGGTGGGACTACTAAAGGCGCTCCAAATAACAACGCTGGTGGAGGTGGTGGAGCTGGAGGTGTTTTATTTTTACGTAATTTTCCATACTCACCATCAGAAGGAAATAAATCAGTTACGATAGGAGGAGGTGGAGCAGGTGTAGGTTCATTAACTCAATCAAGTAGTATGTCAGGTTGTGGAGGATCAGGTACAGCTGGAAGTAATTCAGTATGGGGATGTTTTACAGCCATTGGAGGTGGAACTGGTGGTGGCGGTGGATGTGGATCAGGAACTCCTGGAGGAGCTGGAGGTTCTGGTGGTGGAGGACAAGGAAATATATGTTCTGAAGGAGATGGAGGGGCATCTAATCAACCCGATGGTGGATTTTCAAATTCAATAAGAGGAAATGCAGGTGGAGCTGGAAGTTCTGGTGGATGTAATCGAGGTGGCGGTGGCGGTGGTGGAGCATCCGCTGCAGGTGGATGTGGTGGAGCTTCTGGAGGAGTTGGTGGAGCAGGACTTGCCTTAGGAGATGTTTTTCCAGCATCAGCACCTTTCGGAGATTCTAATGTAGTTGGAGGCGGTGGAGCTGGAGGTAGTTATTCTCCAGCAACTAGTCCTACTGGTGGGCCAAACGGTAAATCAGCTGGTGGAACTGGAGGTGGTGGAGACGGAGCTTTCAACACTGGTGGTATACCATGCGTACCATCATCTGTCGTAAACTCATCTACAGCTTGTAACGCACAAGTTAACACTGGAGGTGGTGGTGGTGGCGGAGCACAACAAGGATCTCCTCCTGCTTCTAATACCGGTGTAAATGGTACTGGAAGTGGAGCAGGTGGATCAGGAATAGTATTAGTAAAAGAAAAAAATCATTTGATTGCACCTGGAATGTGGAATATAAATGAAGTTTATGAAAAAGTAAAAGAAGGAGATTGGAGTAATAGTTTCTAAAGAAACTATAAAAATTTAAGGAGAAAATAAACATGGCACATTTTGCAGAATTAGAATCAAAAACAGACCCAACAGGTTTTACATCAGATACACATCTGATCGTAAAAAGAGTTGTAGTTGTTGCAAATGATGAAGTACCATCAGATGAACACGTTGATGGTGAAACATGGTGTGTTAATTTTTTTGGAGGTGGCACTTGGAAGCAAACATCTTATAACAATAATTTTAGAAAACAATATGCAGGTATTGGTATGAGATATGATGCAACAAAAAATAAATTTTTATCACCACAACCTTACGCATCCTGGTCACTTGATTCAAGTGACGATTGGCAAGCACCAATTACATATCCATCAGTAATTGATGATGGTGCAAATCCAGTTGTTTGGAGATACATAATTACCTGGAACGAAACAAAATATAACGCTGACAACAATACAGGTTGGGAAGCAATTAAATCAAACGACGACTCGGAAACACCTACCAAATATAATTGGAATGGCACAGCTTGGGTGTCCGAATAGGAGACTCAAATGGCCAGAACTAATGGCGGTATAATAGGTAAAAGAAACGTAACTTCTTTTGGGAAGTGTACGACTACTGTTAAAACATCATCAGGAAATGTATGTACACAACCAGGAACAAGGTTTGTAAGAACTGTAGTGGTTGCTGGTGGTGCGGGTGGTGGTTATAACACAGGTGGTGGTGGAGCTGGTGGTTTAAGAGAAATAAATAACATACCTGTTTGTGGTGGTACAGCTTATCCTGTAACTGTTGGTGGAGGTGGTGCTGGTGGGACTAACCCTAGTAGAACAGGTGCAAACGGAAGTAATTCAGTAGCAGCTTTAACAACTTCATACACTTCAGCTGGCGGTGGTGGCGGTGGAGCATTTCGGCTCCTTCTCCTGCCGGCGGATTTACAACCAGCAGGCCGGTCCCCCCAGCGAGCACGCCAGCGCCAACGCCCTGGATGTCTCAGGTTTCCGCTTGGCGGACGGTCAGGTGGTGCGGCTCAAGGACCATTGGGGTGACCCGGGGCCCAAGGGCGTCTTCCTGCGACAGGTCCGGGACGGGGCCTGCAAGGTGTTCCTGACCACGCTGTCGCCGGACTATAACGACGCCCATCTGGACCATTTTCACCTGGACATGGGCGGCCGTCCCCTCTGCGCCTGATGGCGTCGGCCCGGCTTGACCCAGCGTCCGGGGGCGCCGCAAATGGCGGCCATTCAAACAAGCATTTCAATTCAGGGAAGACGCGCCATGGAACTGTTCGATCTCACCGGCAAGGTCGCCGTGATCACCGGATCCTCCCGCGGCATCGGCAAGGCCATCGCCGAGCGCATGGCCCAGCACGGCGCCAAGGTGACCATCTCCTCGCGCAAGGCCGGCCCCTGCGACGAGGTCGCCGCCGAGATCAACGCGGCCTGCGGCGAAGGATCGGCCA